AATGTACGGTTGACTACTTCTTAGTCGTAGATACCGATCTGGAATCGCCATTGTTCTTCTCCTTTATTCAACATCGTTGTCAATCGTGCGATACAGAACGGTGTATCGCATAGTTGCGATAAAAAACTCACTTTCAGCAGACGCTTGCCGAATCTGCGTGTCAGTGATTGCCGAATCTATTGCCAGCCCATTGAGTGTCTGGTCGTTTGCCATTGCTTCTTCAACTTCAACCGTGATTGTGTCCAAAGTGCTTTCTGCGGTGTTGCCTTTGGCAATGGCTTCAATGGACAAATCAAGTGTTCGTTGCTGACGGTTCTGAATGCCAATCTCTAAGCGTTCAATGCTTTCAGAATTTGCGTAAATCAGCAGCCCAGGCAAATCACTGGTTGCGATTGGATAAGTTCTTGAGAGAAAGACATTCAAGCCAGTGGTTGACAATCCGGTCAGAACCGTTTGGATTCTTGCTTTGATTTGCGCTCGTTTATGCGCCATTTAAACGCTCAACATAATCTGAGTCATGCCTGTTCCGTCCGGCTGAATCCCTCGAACCGTGTAGCTGACTGCCGAAATCGTCAGTGTGTCGCCATGCGCTAGGCTGGAAACGTCAGCGGTTCTTGCCAACAGTGTTGGCTCTGTGCTTTCCACTTCGCTTTCGTCTAAATCCACTGCAAGAAAGTCATTGTCAAAAATGCCTGTGAAGGTGGTTGCGTCCGCCTTTGTCACAGTGGTTCCGTAGTCTGCGAGCATGGCAGTTCGATCAGCAGCAGTCTCAACGCTCATTTGGCTTTAGGCTTTCGTGCTGTTTTTGTGGTTCGAGTGGTCACAGGTGGTGCTTCTGCTTCGTCTAAGCCTTTGGCTCTGTTTTCGTAAACAACAGCCTTGCCCATGCCAATCAGTTGATTGGCTTCTTTTGGGTCAACGCTAATTACCTGTCCAACTCGAACAGGTCCACCATTGGCAACGGTTCCGCGGATAATTTGAATCTTCATACGAATATCTTCTGAAGTCGTTCGTTGTAGGTCACGATTCGCCCAGGATTTTGCAACTGGTCCCGTGCTTCGATCCATTTACCTTGCTGGTCTTCCTGAACTCTTGTTGGCTTTTTGTCTAAATCCCACTGATGCCAGTATCTGCGCGGCCCTGTGTAGAAATCGACACCGCAAACATGAATTTCTGAGTAGCCCAAATAATCTGCTGTCCAGAGTGCTTCTGGTCCTGACAAGCGTATAAATGGGACAATTCCACCGTGAATGTCTTTGTCTCTTAAATTCTTTGGTTCGTGGTGCACAATTGCTGGCGTTTCGTATTCTTGAAGGTGTTTGACCATCCTCACGTCATGCGCGTAACACCAAGCCAGCTCGCCAAGAAAAAGTAAGCCGTGATTATTAACTCCGGCTAAGTCGTAAGCTTTTGAACCAATCTGCGCCTTGGCTTTCGCTAGGTCTGAAGGCGCAGAAGGTCCGCCACAAAGTAAGATACAAGGTCGAGCTTTACCCCAACCTTGTAGCTCGTCTAGCTGATACACTCAGGCAACGGTCACATCCTGTGCTGCCGCGAAGCTTTCAGCATGAGCAACCGCAATATCCATATCTTGATAAAAATATAAATTTGTTGTGGCTGTTCCTGCTGAACCGTATGGGTCAACCAGCACATCCAGTGCTGAGAAGAAGCCAATGTACAGATCGCTAAAGTTCCCGAAAATTAGGGAGTAAGGCGAGGAACTTGGTGCTTGCGTGGTCTGCACTACCGGATAGCCAAGCATCGAATCTGGTGTTGGCATAATCATCCGCGAGTCAGTGCTGGCAGCCACCAAGGTTTGCATCAGCTTGCCGACAACTGCCGGATGAGTTACCCAACGCAAATTGCCAAGCAGAGCGTTGTCCTGGCTGACTTCGGTCATAATATCAACGACATTGCCATACGTCAGATTGGCGTTGCCGCTGGTTCCACCGGAAGAAACGTCACCGATTCCAGAAGTTCCAAGGATTCCGGTCGGTTCGTTTGCACCACCACCTTTGAGAGCAACGTTGTCAATTTTGGCGCTGAAGATTCGGACCATGTTGTTACGAATCAACTGCTCCACACTTGGGTCAGACTGAATCATCAACTCGCGAGTCACAGCAACCTTGTTCGCCAAAAGCTTTGGCGTCATGGTGACTTGAGCAAAGTCAGGCTCGTTGTTTCCAACTGAACCGCCTTCTGCAATGAATGCCGCTGCGGTGCTGGTGCTGATTTTGGGAATCGCCACGTTGCCTTGCAGTCCGTTCAGTACGGTTGCGCCCACTTGCCCAAGAATTGAGGTTGAAATCAAGGCGTCGATAAAGCGATCACCTCTGTAGTCCTCTGGGACAATGTTAGAACCTGCGCCAAAAGTTGCTCCGGCTGCGGTTGATACCGTTCGAGTCTGCCAGCCAAAGTCAGGAACAAAGAAGCCTTTTGGTTGTCGGCTTTGCTTCTTTGCCAGTTCTTTAGAAACTTCGAGTTCAAATCCAGCTTTGCTCCAATCCTTTGCATCTGCGGCTTGAATGGCTCTTACCAAGCTGTAGTTGCGCTTTTCCTTTGGTGTCGCGTCAACTGAGAAGTCGATTGGCTTGGAAGTCTTCTTCTCTAAAAGCATGGCTTGGAATTCAGCTAGGCTTTGCTCTTCCTGAAGTGCGCGAAAGGCTAGGTCATACTCGTTGTGCCGCTTGCCCAGTTCGAGAATCTGAGAAGCTTGGTTGCGGTACTCTTTCAGTTGGTCTTCTTGCCGTACTTGAACTTCCGGCTCTTTAACTACTTCAGCTTGCATAGGTTCTCCTTTGATTGCTGAGTTGTTATCATCACCGGAAGCTTCCGGCTTGTATGCTCTGCCCACTCCAACAGAAGAATCGGCAGGTATGGAAACCATTGAAACCTCCAATGGTTTGAAGGAACTCACCCGATAAAGCGGCTTATCTTTGTAGCCGTTCTCGTCTTTGTTCATTGCTTGAATCTGGTAGCCAATCGAAACGTTGCCACGGATGCCATCGACTACGTCACGATAGACTTCTTCCGCCATTGCGTTTTTGCTGAACCTTACTTGTGCGCGAAGCTTGTCGTTGTCCATATACGCCTTTTCAACCACTCCAATCTGCTGTCTGGCGTCATGGTCCAACAACAGAGGTGCTTTGCCTGAAGACATGAATTCCATATCCACACTTCCAGCATTGTGTTCGAGAACTTCATAGCCGAATTCACGTTCAACCGGATTCGTTGAAGATATGCTCATCATCACTCGACGGTCGTGTTCTTCGTCCATCATCCGAACGCTTCCGGTTCGGTATTGCGTTTGAACTGGTAAGTCTCTGGTTTCGACTTGTTCAACTTCTCTTTCTTCCGGCTCTTCTGCGACTTGTTCCGCTTTGGCAAACGCCACAATGTACTCGTCTTGCGTTTCTTCGACGTCAATGACATGCCGCTCAGTCATGCTAGTTAAATCCATAACTCTCTCGCTTTGATTCACGATTTTTTCTGACCAACTTTTGCCAGCATCCCCACCCCACAAAGCCCAAGCAATTCTGCCATTACTTGGATAACCTTTTTCGCCTGGTCTGAATCCTTCGGCTTTTTTATCTACTTCATGGCGAGCAAAAAAAGACTTCATTCTCTTCACGGTTGCCAGTGGCAGGCTCTTGCCGTTGCTGATGTCTCTGGCGCGAGCGATACCTACAGACGTTCCGCCTCTGCCAAATTCTCGTCTCCAATCCAAACCTCGGTTGGCTTCCTCGACCATGCCACTGGTGGGCTTGTGGTTTTCTGACATTACTCAACCTCTGGCTCAATCGGGCCATGAGGCGAGCCCAAAGGCTCAAAGGCTAGGCTGATTCCGTAGCGTTCCGCCATTGCCTTGTCGTTCTGCATTTGCTGGAATACTTCTTCAACGTCACGTCCGTATTGTCTGGCAACGTCATTCAATGACTTGAAGCCATTTCTCACTGCTTCGACTTCTGCTCTGATCTCTTTTGCTGGGTCCACCCAACTGAAACCTCTGCCTCTGAATTCCAAGGTGTTGGAAAACTTGTCGTATCTGGTAATCGGAATGGGGATTGAGCCGGAAGTCATCGACATTTTCAGCCACTCTTGAGCAACAGGTTCGCAGAGGTGCTGAATCAAAAAGCTTTGAATCTGACGGTATAAATCGCGTTCTTCGAGTGCGCCTTGCCGGATGGATGAATAGCTGACGCCTTCGAGGTTGTTTGACAGGCTGGTGTAAGAAATGCCCAAGCCGGAAGCGATTCCGCGAAGCACACCTTTATGAAATTCGGCATATGCTGAAGTTGGATGGCTAGGATTCCACTCTTGAAAGGTCATTCCAGCCGGAAGCTGCTGAATTGAACCAGGCTCGCCAGACATGATTTGATTGCCGTCTGCGCTTTCGTCACCAATGAAGCCTTCACCGTCTGCGCTAACCAAAAAAC